GGGAGTTGGTGATATGTAGTGAAACTAACCGAAAAACAAAAACGATTTGCAGATGAATATATAAAATGCGGTAATGCTACAGAAGCCGCTCGCCTTGCTGGTTATAGCTCGAAAACGGCTAATCGTATAGCGACCGAAAACTTGTCAAAACCAGTTATAAAAGGCTATATAGACAAGGTTTTAAGTGAACTCGAAGAAAAACGAGTGATGGGCTATACAGAGGCTATGCAATTATTCACCGAAATAGCTCGAGGTGAAATGGAAGAAGAAGTAATTGTTTCGAATGGAGATGGCTTTTCCGTCGTTACAAAGAGTGCTGACATCAATCAACGGGTATCAGCGCTAAAAGAGATTGTTAAGCGCCATGTAGCAGGTGGCAGAGACAAATTACAAGAAGAGCTTATTCAAGCGCAAATCGATAAGTTAAGAGCAGATACAAAGCAAGAAAGCAATCAAGGAACAACAACAATTATCATGTCAAACGTTGACGAAATGCAAGCCTACCTTGATAAAAAGGCAGGTGGCAACGATGAACGCAACGATTCATAAACAACTAGTTGACTACCAGGTTATCAATGTAACCGATATGATTAATCCCGCTTTTTACGATTTATGGCTATCTAAACATAATCACATCATAGCGAAAGGCGGGCGTTCTTCTATGAAGTCGTCTGTTATTAGTTTAAAGCTCGTAGAAAAGAAAATGGCTAATCCGAAATCTAACATGGTGTGCCTACGTAAAGTAGCTAATACGCTTTATAAGTCAGTCTATCAGCAGATTAAATGGGCTTTGTATGAAATGGGCGTTGCTGACCAATTCAATTTTGGTAAATCTCCAATGGAAATCATTCATAAAGAATGGAAAACAGGCTTCTACTTCTCTGGTTGTGATGATCCCGCTAAACTAAAATCAATGAAAATCCCGGTGGGTTATGTTAGTGATTTGTGGTTTGAGGAGTTGGCGGAATTTTCCGGCGTGACTGATATTGATGTTGTAGAAGATACATTCATTCGCGAAGATTTGCCGCAAGGACAAGAAGTTACAACATACATGTCATTTAACCCGCCTCGCAATCCTTATGAGTGGGTGAACGAATATGTAGATAATAGATGTAGTGATGATGATTACTTAATACATCACACTACTTACTTAGATGATGAAAAAGGCTTTTTATCTAAGCAAATCATTAAGAAAATTGAGAAGTACAAAAAGAATGACCTCGATTATTACCGGTGGATGTATCTAGGCGAGGTAATAGGCCTTGGTGATAATGTTTATAACATGAACCTGTTTCAGCCGCTTAAAGCTATTCCTGCGGATGACAGGCTTATTTTAATTGACTTCGCCATTGACACTGGACATCAAGTATCAGCTACCACCTGTCTAGCGTTAGGTTTTACAGCAAAGAAAAATGTTGTCTTACTAGACACATACTATTACAGTCCCGCGAATCAAGTAGTAAAGAAAGCACCTTCGGATTATTCAAAAGAGTTACGCGAGTTCATGACTAAAATAGTCGCGAAGTATAATGCGCCTGTCGATATGCAAACGGTAGATAGTGCGGAGGGCGGACTTCGAAATCAGTACTACAAAGATTACGGTGTTAGCTTACACTCCGTCGCAAAAGGTAAAAAAGTGGATATGGTCGACTTTGTGCAAGATTTATTAGCACAAGGTCGTTTTTATTATCTTGATATTCCAGAAAATCAAATATTCATCGAAGAACACCGCAAATATCAATGGGATGTCAAAACTGTTAACACAGATAAGCCTGAGGTCATCAAAGAAGACGATCATACGTGCGACGCTTTTCAGTACTATGTTAAAGATAATTTACGCAAATTGGGGCTCAAATATTAGGAGGTGAAAACCTTGATTAATCAAATAATCGCAAGCGTGAAAGGAGTGATGCGGAGAATGGGACTATTGAAAGCACTGAAAGATGTAAAAGACCACAAAAAAGTAAATGCTAATGATGAAGATTATAAGAATATTGACATGTGGAAACGGTTGTACCAAGGCCATTATGCTGAATGGCATAATCTCAATTACGAGCATAATGGCAATCCAGTCAACAGACGCCAATTATCTATGAATTTGCCGAAGGTCACAGCTAAGTACATGTCAAAGCTTCTTTTTAACGAGAAAGTGAAAATCAATATCGATGATGAAGCAGCAGAAGAGTTCGTGCTTAACGTACTCAAAACAAACGGTTTTACGAAGAATATGGAGCGTTACATCGAATACGGAGAAGCGATGGGCGGCTTCGTGATAAAGGTTTATCACGACGGCAATAAAAACGTCAAAGTTTCATTTGCAACAGCTGATTGCATGTATCCTCTCTCAAATGATAGCGAGAATGTAGACGAATGTGTTATTGCTAATAGTTTTCATAAAAACGATAAATATTATACGTTGCTTGAGTGGAATGAGTGGCAAGGCGATGTATACACGGTTACAACAGAGCTATATCAGTCAGACACGCCGAACGAGCTTGGTACAAAAGTAAGTTTAAAACTGTTGTTTAATGATATTGAGCCAGTTGTACCACTACCAAAATTTACCCGCCCATCGTTCATTTATATCAAACCTAATATAGCGAATAACAAGAATTTAACGAGCCCGCTCGGCATTTCTGTTTATGCTAACGCATTGGACACATTAAAAACGCTTGATTTGATGTTTGATTCATACTATCAAGAATTCAAATTAGGCAAAAAGAAAGTGTTAGTGCCTTCCAGCTTTGTTAAAACGGCTGTTAACTTGGACGGCTCGACTTCACAGTATTTTGATTCAACCGATGAAGCATTCTTTTTGTATCAAGGTGACCAAGACGACAATGGTAAAGCGATAAAAGATATATCTGTTGAGATACGTTCAACGGAGTTCATCGAGTCTATAAATGCAATGCTGAGAATATACGCCATGCAAGTTGGCTTAAGTGCTGGCACTTTTACTTTCGATGAAAACGGCTTAAAAACAGCTACAGAAGTTGTAAGCGAGAAGTCAGAAACTTATCAAACTAAAAACAGTCATTCGCAACTAATTGAACAAGGCATAAAAGAAATGATTGTGAGCATTCTCGAAGTTGGAAAATTTATTGAGGCATATTCTGGCGATATAGTCGAGTTAGACACTATTACAGTCGATTTTGACGACTCTATAGCGCAAGATGAAGATACAACTATCAATCGTTATACGAATGCTAAAAATCAAGGTATGATACCGCTGAAAATTGCTTTACAGCGTGCTTGGAATATTACTGAAGCTGAAGCGGATGAATGGGCTGAAATGTTAGCAAAGGAAAAACAAGCGGAAATACCTAACAATGATATGACCGGAATATTTGGCGAAGAGGAGTGATTTAGATGGCGCTAACTCCTCGACAATTAGACTTATTTGTGCAACCGGTCGTTGATGTATACACAACGCTCGAAAATGAATTGTTCACTCTTATTGTTCGACGATTGAAAACAAAGAAAAATATCAGCGCAGATAATGTGCTTGCTTGGCAAATAGAAAAACTTAATCAAGTTCATGCACTAGATCAGCAAATGATTGAACGAATTTCCAAAGCTTCCGGCGTATCTGCTAAGAAGCTTTTTTCTATTGTTAAAGACGCAGGATATAACGATTTAAAACAAGTAGATAACTATTTCAGCAAATTAGCTGAAGCAGGTGCTGTGTTACCACTCGTGACCGACGGGCAAACAATAGTCGATAAAGTAATGAGAAGTTATTTTAAGTTAGCGGAAAGTAACTATAAGCGCATCAATCAAACGATGTTATCACAAGCAAGACAAATCTATTCAGATATCATTCACGAAACGACACAGAGCGTCTTAGCTGGTTTAAAAACACATAGACAAGCATTAGCTGAAACGGTAACTAAATTCGCTGAAAATGGCGTTCCTGCACTAGTAGATAAAGCTAATAAGCGGTGGACACCCGAGGCATACGTCCGGACTGTAACCAGAACAACAGTTAACAGTGTTTATAACAACATTGAAGACGAGCGAATGAATGAATTTGGCGTGGATTTAGTGCGTATTTCACAGCACATAGGAGCACGACCAACGTGTTCACTTGTTCAAGGCAAAGTAATCTGTTTGTTATCTGTTGAAGAAACAAAAACGAAATACGGCAATAAATACATGTCTATTTACTCACCAGAACTTAGATATGGCTATGGAGATGGGATTTTCGGTTGTAATTGCCGTCATCATCGTTTTGCTTTTATTGAAGGCATTAACATTGCTCCGGACGAGAGCGAGCTAGTAGACGAAGAAGAAAACAAACGCGTTTATATGTTGAGTCAGCAACAACGATTGATGGAACGCGACATAAGAGCAGCTAAACGCAAATTATCAGCTGCCGAAGAATTAGGCGATGAACTAGCAGTTAAAAAGGCTAAACAAGCTGTTAGAACGAAGCAAAGCAAGCTAAGAGCATTTGTAAAAACGCACAATTTAACTAGGCAATATAGCAGAGAAAAAGTATATGCCTAACATTCGACCTGAACGAAAGTCGTTAAAAGTCGGCTCTCGTGATCGTATCACGTAAAAACAACGTAGGAGGAATAAGAAATGGAAAGAGACTTTTTGAAGGAATTAGGCTTGGAAAAGGAAACTATCGACTCTATTATGGTCGAACATGGTAAGTCGATTCAGAACGAAAAGGACAAGGTAACATCAGCGGAAGCAGAAAGAGACGGGCTTAAAAGCCAGCTTGCGCAACGGGACGATGATATCGAAGCTTTAAAAACTGATTCCGGAACGAGCAAATCTTTAAAAGCTCAATTGGAAACACTGCAAGACAATTACGAAACTTTGAAAAAAGATTCGGAAGCTAAATTAGTAGAAACTCGCAAAGGTGCAGCACTTGATTTAGCTTTAGCAAATGCGAAAGCAAGAAATCCGAAGGCTGTAAAAGCTTTACTGGATAACGACAAACTAGAACTAACAGACGAAGGTTTGAAAGGCCTTGACGAACAGCTAGGAGCATTGCAAGAAAGCGATGCTTATTTGTTTGCTCAAGAAAGCGAAAATGTAGCTCCTAAGTGGGGCGTAAGCGGAAACCAAACAGGTGGAACAGGGGAGGAAGGCGCATTAAAGCTGCCTAACCAGGTACTAAATGAGCACAGAATCACAAAATAATTATTAAACGGAGGTAATAAATTATGGGTTTTAATCCAGATACAACGACAATGCAAAATGCAAAAACAGGTTCTATTCCGATTAATATTTCGGAAAAAATTGTTACAGGGGTAAAAAATGGTTCGGCGGCGATGAAATTAGCTAAAGCTGTTCCAATGAACAAACCGGAGGAAGAGTTTACTTTTATGAGTGGTGTAGGTGCTTTTTGGGTAGATGAAGCGGAACGCATTCAAACAAGTAAACCAACATTCACCAAAGCGAAAATGCGATCTAAAAAAATGGCTGTTATTATTCCAACCACAAAGGAAAATCTAAACTATAGCGTAACTAACTTCTTTAGTCTTATGCAAGAAGAAATTGCAGAAGCGTTTTATAAGAAATTCGACCAAGCTGTTTTCACTGGCGTAGAGAGTCCTTATAATTGGAACATTCTTAAATCGGCTACAGATGCAGGTAATTTAGTAGAGGAAACTGTTAATAAGTATGACGATTTAAACGAGGCTATTGGTTTAATTGAAGCTGAGGACTTAGAACCGAACGGAATTGCAACGATTCGTAAGCAACGCGTTAAATATCGCAGTACAAAAGATGGCAACGGTATGCCAATTTTTAACACTGCAACTTCGTCTGGTGTAGATGATGTTTTAGGCCTTCCAGTTGCATATACCCCTCGATATACATTTGGTGGTAAAGATATTTCAGAATTAGTTGGTGACTGGAATCAAGCGTACTACGGCATCTTGCGAGGCATTGAGTATGATGTTTTAACGGAAGCGACTCTGACAACAGTTAAAGATGAAAAAGGTGAACCAATTAACCTAGCTGAACGTGATATGGCTGCATTGAAAGCTACTTTTGAACTTGGATTCATGGTTGTCAAAGATGAAGCATTCTCTGTTGTTCAACCAAAAGCGGGAAACTAATGGCGGCGCGGTCGGTTAAAACTGATAGCGCGCCGATTCAAGACTTTTCAACTATGACAGTAGCAGAATTGAAAGAAGAGCTTGCGAATAGAAGTATCGAATTTGCAAGTAATGCGAAAAAAGCGGAGTTAGTGGCTCTATTGGAAGGTAGTGAGTGACATGCCTTACACTACATTAGAATTTTACAATGATGAATACGCTGGGGAGCATTTGGAACAGGAAGAATTTGCCAAACTGTTAAAGCATGCTGAAAGAAAAATTGATTCAGTGACATTTTACCGAATACGCAAAAGTGGGATTGAATCGTTCAGTGAATTTATTCAGCATCAAATACAGTTAGCTACTTGTAATCAAATCGAGTATTTCAAAGAGGCGGGCGGAACAAGTGAGTTAGCTGTTTCCAAGCCGGATAATGTAAGCATTGGAAGAACTTCTATTAGTGATAGTAATTTTGCATCAACTGCTACATCTTTGAACAGCGGATTAGTAGGTAGTGATGTAAGGTCCTATTTAGCGCATACAGGTCTTCTTTACAATGGGGTAGGTGTTCGTTAATGAAAGTAGTAAAACCGATAACAAACGCCCCTCCGTTACCTCTCGATTGGTTAATTCATAACATTAGTTATGAAGCGTATAAAGAAGAAGATAGACACAATCAAGTCGTCTTTGAAAAAGGCATAGAGATTGAACATGTTCGTGTTGATTTCTCAAAATCAAATCAAATCGCGGGATTATCTGATAGTGATAGATATGACGCGGTTATTTTTATTGATGCAGTGAACAGCATGAACGTGCCAAACGATTTTATAAGTAGATCTAAAATATATTTTTCTGGAAAAGCTTATAAGATTGTCAAAGTTATACCTTGTTATGCCACTTCTAATAGCGTGCATCATTGGGAAATCGAGGTGGTTTGATGCCGATTAAAGTACGTGTGGACCTCTCAAAAGCAAAAGGGAACGTAAAAAAGGCGAAAGAAAGAGGTCAGTTTGCTTTAATTAATCAAGCGGCCGCTGACATTTCGCCTTATGTACCGTTTTTAGATGGCGATTTGTCAAATCAATACATTATTATGAATGACAAAGAAATCATGTGGACATCTATTTATGCGCGACGGCTGTACAAAGGTATAAACTTCAATTTCACACTAACACATCATCCGTTAGCTGGCCCGGAATGGGACCAACGGGCAAAAGTAGATAAGTTAGAAAGTTGGATAGAAGTAGCACAAAAAGCGGTTGAGGAGGGACTATAATGTCATTAGATTTTTTAGATAGCGTTATGGATGCTATCGAAAACAACGTCGATTTAAAAGATATGAAATTAAGAACAGCGATATTAAAACCCGAGTCAATCGCTTTGCTACTGACTCCAAATAACGATAAACAAGGTTATCAAGATGGCTCTTATGAGCGGTCTTTTTCTTTTAATCTAAACGCTTCTAGCAAGCAAGAAATGAAAGTTTTAGGTGTTTTGAATGCAATTACTGCTTATTTTGATAACACAGAAATAGAGAGTATCCAGAGCTTAAATAACAGCTTTGTGCTAGAAGACAAAGAAACAACTAGTGTTCCTAATATTGTTTCCGCTAGTGATGATGGGACATTTATTTATAGTGCTAGTTTCAAAATTAAATTATATATTGAAAGCGAGGAAAAATAAAAATGGCTAGAATTAAAAATGCGAAAACGAAATACTTTGTAGCTGAAATTGTAGATGGTGCGGGCGAGCCAGTGTGGAAACGCCTGTCCAAATGGATTACAAACGTGTCTGATGATGGGTCGGACAACACGGAAGAACAAGGCGATTATGACGGTGATGGCAACGAAAAAACGGTTGTACTAGGTTACTCAGAAGCTTACACATTCGAAGGGACACACGATCGTGAAGATGAAGCACAAAACTTAATTGTCGCTAAACGTAGAACGCCAGAAAATCGCGGAATTATGTTTAAAATCGAAATTCCGGATACTGAAACAGCCATTGGTAAAGCGACTGTATCAGAAATCAAAGGTTCTGCTGGTGGCGGTGATGCTACAGAATTCCCAGCATTCGGTTGTCGAATCGCTTATGACGAAACACCAACGGTTACAAAACCCTGAGGAGAGCCCGTCCAGCGTCGAAGTGGACAAGGCGACTATTACGTTAAAAGTTGGTGAAACATCTACTATTACTGCCTCAGTATTACCTGCCGGAGCAAACCAAGAAGTAACGTTCACTTCTTCAAATCCACCAAAGGCAAAAGTAAATGCTAGTGGCGTGGTCGAAGGTGTAGCAGAAGGAACAGCAAACATGACAGTCGCATCTAAAGGAAGCCCTTCTATCAATAAAGTAGTACAAGTAACAGTGGAAGCAGCAGATTAATAAATAAAGCCCTTACTCAATGTAGGGGCTTTTAAATTGGAGGAAATCATACATGACACAAAATAATGTAATCAATATTCAATTAGAAGAATCGTATCAAGAGTTTCAGCTTGGCACGGAACTGTTTAGAGTTGGTTTGGGTGATGAAATGCGCCGCAAATGGATTGAAGCAGATGAGAAGTACAAGAAGAAACTGGAAAAATTAAATAAATACAACATCGATAATACAGACGAAATGAGTTCAGAAGAATATTTTACATTAGAAGAAGATGTAAAAGAGGCTTTAACTGAAGCATATGCAATTTTATTGGATGACGAAAAAGCATTCGATAAATGTTATGCGCAATGCAAAGATATTTTAAAAATGTACCAAGTATACAATCAAGTTGCAGAAATCATTGTCGGTTCAGTAGAAAAACAACAAAATGAAATTCAAAAGAAATATAAAGCAAAAATGACTAAAAAAGCGAAGTGATTTAAATGCTTTCGCTCGCTTTTGGAATTAACGATATTTACGAATATGAAGGGAAAGAGTATAAGCTCGATTTAGCTTTTGACAACGTTCTAAGAGTGATTGATTTAACGGAAGATAATAGTTTATCTGATGTGTTCAGAGCTAATCTAGCAATTGATGTGCTGTTTGCTGATGATATGCCTTGGCCACGTTCGAACGAGGAAGACGAATACGCGAACATTGAAGAAAAATCGTTGGTGCTTATTGATATTTTCACTAATTATATTGTTAAAGAAAATGACGATGGTTTGCTTTATGATATCGACGGAAACAAGATGCCAAGCGCTACAAACAATGAGGATGCGGAAGAAATTGCTTCATATTCATTAACGCAAGATGCGGATTATATCTACGCTTCTTTTTTACAAGACTACAATATTGATTTATTAGATAGTCGGGGGAAAATGCACTGGTATAAGTTTAGAGCATTGTTAGAAAGTTTGCGTGATGATACAACAATTAAAACGATAATCGGCATTAGGCAAGCGGAATTACCTTCGGGGAAAGGAACAGAAAAAGAACGAAACGAATTAATTAAACTGAAAAACAGATATAAGTTAAAAGATTAGAGGTGAGAACATGAGTGATGGATCAGTAGTAATTGAGATTAGTTTAGACGATAAAAAAGCAGATAAACAACTGGATGCGTTTGAACAAGATTTAGCGAAAGCAGGCACAAATGCAGGGGCGGCATTAGATAAAGCGTATAGAGAAGCGGTATCTGATATTGCTAGTCAATCGAAACGATTAAAAGACACGTTTGTAAATGCGTTTAAAAGCATGGGAAGTGCTGGCTCAAATGCTTTAAAAGCTAGTTTAAACTTTATGCGTGAATTGCCTTCAAATGTACAAGCCGCTCTATCTAAACTTGCATCAACAGTAAAAACTGGGTTCGTAAACGCTGCTAAAGCATCTATTACAGCGATAAAGGAACTTGGAACAAGTATCAAAAACACAGCGGTTAATATTAAAAACGGCTTCTTTTCAATTGCTAAGACAGTACAAAGTAGTATTGTGTCAGCTGTTAAAGTATCAATTAATGTCATTAAATCCATCCCCGGCGCAATTAAAAGCGCTGGAATCAGTATTAAATCAGCATTAGTAAGTAGTTTGCAAGCAGCTAAATCGGCTGCTATTTCTTTTGCTCAAACTACTGTAAAAGTTATTAAAAGTATTCCAGGAGCTGCTAAAACAGCGGCTACAGCAGTGAAAAACAGTTTCGTAGTAGCTTACAAAGCGGTGGTAGTTGCTGCTTATATGAGCGTTAAAGGAACTATTAGCGCTGTGAAAGCTATTCCTAGCGCTACAAAATCAGCGGCATTAGCAGTAAGTAGCGCAATGAAAACAGCTTTTAGCGCTGTATCAAGCGCGGCGAAAACGACAGGAACAACAGTGAAATCAGCATTAAAAACAGGCTTTAGCGCTGTGAAATCCGGAGCTAAAGCGGCAGGCCAAGCTGGTATTTCAGCATTAAAAGGCCTAGGAAACATTGCGAAAAGCACTGGTTCTTTAATTAAAAGTGGATTAGTAAGCGGATTTAACGCGGCAAAAGCGGCGGCGAAAGGTGCAGGCGCTGGAATGCGTGAAGCACTTAAAAATTCAGTTGAAAAGCCCGCCGAACAAGCTCGCTTTAGTATTCTCAGATTAGCAGCAGCGTTCGGATTAATTGCAGCAACTAAAAATGTTGTGGGTAGCGCTATTGGTCGAGTTGATACGATTGATACTGCAACTAAATCGTTAACAGTCCTTACTGGTTCAGCAAAAGATGCGCAACTAGTTATGACAGACCTTACAGCCGCTATCGATGGCACACCAATCGCATTAGATGCTGTCGCGTTAGGTGCTAAAAAAATGGTCGCGGCTGGTATGAAAGCGGCGAATGTAAAACCTGTTTTCACCGCTATTGCTGATGCGGCGTACGGAGTCGGTAACGGTTCAGAATCAATTGACCAGATGACAGATGCCATCTCAGCATTACAAGCGTCTGGTGTTGCTTATGCAGACGATATTAACCGTTTAGTTGACGCGGGTGTTCCTGCTTGGCAAATTTTAGCGAATTCGACTGGTAAATCTGTTGGAGAAATGAAGAAATATGTTTCCGAGGGATCATTAGAATCAACTAGAGCTATTGCAATGCTAACAAAAGGTATTGAAGAAGGAACAACAGGAATGGCTGGGAACACGGCTAAAATGGCAGGTCTAGCAAAAACAGCAGGTAACACTATCAGCGGTTCATTTGCGAACATGAAAACGGCAGCTGTTAAGAGTCTTGCGAATATCGTAGAAAACCTAAAAGGCCCGATTATTCAAGCGTTAGATGTTGCTAAAAACGCGTTTAAACAGTTTGCGGCAGTAACAGCAAGTCCTGAATTCCAGAAAAAGCTTTCTGATTTAATTCAGAAAATAAAAGAGTTTATACCTGTTTTAATTGAATGGGCGCCAGTTTTGGCAAAAGTAGCCGCTGGATTTGTGGCTTTTAATATTATTAGTAGCGTATTTTCAAAAGTAGCTAAACTAGCAGGAGCGATAAAAAGTTTGACGTCTAGCGGGTCATTACTTTCAGTTGTAGCTAATACAATTAAAGGGTCATTCGTTAAATTAGTAGGAACACTCGGCTCAACAACTGCTGCTTTTGGCGTTGTTGTTGCGGCGATTGGCGCAGTGATAGCTGTTATCTATGGAATGTATACCGCTTTTAAGGAAAACACGGCGGGGATAAAAAGCTTTCTATCTGGCATGTGGGAAGCGGTGAAAAACTCATTCGGCAAGATAATAGATGTTTTCAAACAAATAGTATCAGCCCTAAAACCCGTCGGAAGCGGGTTTAAAGGCATATTGAAATATATCGGTGTGGGGGCGTGGGTTGTACTTGGTTTCGCTTTAGCGGCTGTAGTTGATATTATTCAAGTATTAGCGCGAATTGTGTTAGTAGCTATTAAAGCGCTACAGGGACTGTATTATGCTATAAAAGCAGCGTTTCAAGCTCTCCATTGGGATTTGAAAGGTGCTAAGAAAAGTTTAGAACAATCTAAAGATGCTTTTGTGGATGCGGGTTCAGCTATTAAAGATGCATTCAACAAAGATAATTACGCTCTGACTGGAACCGTTGAAGCATTCAAGCAAATGGGCGGAGAAGCTGAAAAAACAGCAAAGAAAACTGAAACATCCGGAAAGAAAATAAAAGACACATTAAAACTAGTAGAAACAACTTCTAAACAAACAGAGACAACTGTTTCGAAGTCAAATCAAGCAATAGATACGATGCTATCTGGCGGAGTTGATCAGTATGGAAAGAAACTTAATGAGAAAACCAAGTCATTCTTAAACGCAGCTAAAGACCTTTACGAACAATATCAAGAAGCAACTAAAAAATCTCAAGATAAATATAGCGTAGCTATGGAAAAAGCTCAGAGTCTTGAAGGAGACAAACGTAAAAAAGCTATAGCAGATGCAAATAAGACTTTAGTAGATGAAACAACGAAAAATAATAATACGTTGCTAACGCTACAAAGTGATTATTCGAATATGTTAAAAACAAATCGCTGGACGGATGGTCAAGAATTAACTGCTCAACAGAAGAAATTTTTACAACAACAAACGGCTGATATACAAACAGAGTTAGCGAAACAAAATCAATTGTATGTTGAAGCGAACTTATTGCGACTAGAACAAGGTAAAAGCTTAAATGAAAAGGAAAGAAATACGAGCTTAGAAGTTCAAAAGAGCTTATATGAAGAAAAGAAAAAAGCTTTTGAAACTGGCGAGAAATCGCTTGCTGATTTGAAAAAGAAAAAAGCGGACGCTTCAACTGAAACCGAAAAAGCCAACTATCAAATTCAAATCGACGAACAAACGAAGAAAAACAAGACATTGTCTACAAACTTAAAAAATTGGGCAACTGAAATGAACGCAATAATCGCAAATGGAGGCACTTTAAACGCTGAAACATTTGCGAGCGGTTTATCTCAACTTGGAAATATTAGTGATGAACAGTTGTCTGCGTTGTGGCAAAATTTTGTTTCTACAAGCACTTCAATTGATAATACATTGTCTGGTTTAGCTGCAATCATGGGTCAACGCGGTGGAGAAGGTGTTCAGGCGTTTGTTACAGCTATCCAAAGTAAAGATTATACTACAGCGGCTTTAAACATAAATAATGATGTTTTAAACACACTTTCTAGCTTGCCAAATGGCATGTTCTTGAATGGACAAAATGGAAAAAATCAATTTATAGCTGCTATTAAATCTAACGAATATCAAGAAGCGGGCAAATATTTAGTTGATGGTGTAAAAATGGGTGCTTCACCTCTTCCAAGCGAACTAAACGGCATTGGTAAACAAGGCGGAAACGCAAATGCTGACGGAATAAAGAGTACAGCTGAAGCAAATAAAAACGCTGGTGCTACGATTAAGAATAACGCTAAAAACGGTGCTTTTGACCCTAACTTGTTCCAAATGACAGGTGTTAGTAATGCTAATGGTTTTAATGGCGGGATATTAGACGGAAAAGGAAATGCTTTTTCAGCAGGGACTGGTATAGGTAACTCTGCTAAAAGTGGCGCGGCCTCTGTTGATTCTAGCGGAGTTGGTTCTGACTTCGCATCTGGCTATGTTGACGGAATTCTAAGCGGTATGAAGAAAGTTGGTGAAGCAGCAGGCTCTTTAGCTAATAAAGCGCTTCAAGCAGTAAAAGATGCACAAAAATCTAAATCACCTTCAAAAAAAGCAAAAAAATTAGGTAGAGACTTTGGTTCTGGTTACTCGCTAGGTATCGCAGATAAAAATAAAGCAGTAACAAAAGCAGCAAATAATCTTGTTGCTGGGGCGTTAGGAACTGAAAAGCAAATCAAAAAACTATCTACTACGCTGAAAGACAAAATATCCTCAGCGATTGACGCGGGATTACATTCTAAGAATAAGAGTGCCGGGCAACTTAAACAAGCTAAAGCACTGAATAGCATAGAAGGCTATATCGGGCAACAAACAAACAAGCTAGCGGCAACAGCTAAAAAACGTGATAAAGTAGTCGCTCAATTAAAAGCCGCTAACACAAAAATGGCAGATTTGACGAAACAAAGTAAAGAGTATGCTGCTTCAATCACTGAAAAAATGCAGTCTTATGGATCCATTAGTAATGTAGACCCAGAAAATCCGCAGTCGATTCAGCAAGAAATGCAAAAACGTTTAAAAGAAATCAAAGCTTTCCAAGCGAATGTGGAAAAACTGCGCAAAAAAGGCGTTAGTAAAGATATTGTAAGTGATATTTTAGATGCTGGTGTAGAAAATGGTTCATCTTATGCGCAAGCTCTTGCTAAATCTGATGCTAAGACTATCAAAGCAATCAATAGCACGCAGAATCAAATCAATTCCGCTTCAAAATCGATGGGAAATACAGCAGCTAATGCTATGTATTCTGCTGGTATTAACGCGGCGAAAGGACTTATAAACGGACTTAACAGTCAGAAGAAACAACTAGAAAACACAGCTAAGAGCATCGCTAACACTATCACTAATTCGGTGAAAAAGGCGCTTAGAATTCATTCGCCTTCGCGCGTGGCCATCGAGCTTGGGAAATTCTTTACTGATGGACTTGGAAATGGTGTATTAGCTGGCGCTAAAGGTGCGGTGCAATCAACTAACAAAATGGTTGATAAAGTAGTAAACGCTGCTTCTAATTTGACCGTTCCAGCTATAACTTTGCCGAAGATTTCCGCAGAAAAAGCGCTGGGCCTAAAAAGTGTTGATCTAAACAGAACTATTACAGTTAAGACGATTATTGATAATAAGACAAAAGAGTCTAGCAATGCAGATTTAATCAAGGCAATTCAACAATCTGGGGACAGACCTATTATTTTCAATGTTGATGGTAAAAATTTAGCGGAAAACGCAAACAACAGAATTGGAACGATGGGTAATTTAGGACTTTATGGAGGTGGCTTACTTTGAACAAAAAAACAGATTTATATTTAATGCAAGCGAATAAAATTATCAAGTTAAACGAAAAACATAACTTTGAAATAAGTGAAGTAAGCCGCGCCAGTCCTCAAATTATCAATAATTATACTAGTTATGAGTTTAGTGACGGCAATCGTTCGAGTGATAGTAATTTCGATAGCTTTGATATTGAATTTACATGCAGATTTACAACGAACGGAAATGTAGATTATCACGTTCGACTTGATGAATTATTCGAGGATATTTTTATTAGAAAAGAATACTACATTTTCCATACGAAAACCCCGGGAAAAAAATATTGCGTTCATCCAGCACCTTTCGATATTGATAGGAAAGGTGCTGGGCATGCGCAGTTTACGTTAAGATTTGAAGTTTTCAAAGGTTTTAGCGAATCGTTAGGCACTAGCCTTTCGCCTTTTGCTTTCAGCGAGGGCATTTGGCAAGCGGGGCAAGGTATTGTATCGCAAAATTATAAGTATAAGCACACATCAAACAGATTTAGTATTTACAACGCTGGAAGCTTCGATATTGACCCACGTATGCACGATTTAAGAATTACTATTAAGAACTGTCGAAGTGATGGGCTATTAACAATAAACAACAAATCTACTGGTGAAAAATTCGTATTCAATGAGAAAATCTACGCTTACGACACAATCGAACTGGACGGCAGTAACATCTTGAAAAACGGAGTGCGTTGCGGTCGGAAAACTAATCTCGGTCTTATTTCGTTATTATCTGGTGAAAATGAAATCGAAATCGAGAATGTAAGCAATATCGAAACAACGTGGGATTTTCCGTTTTTATATAAATGATGGTGGTGAGAAAATGGACATATTTGTAAGTGACTACGAAAAGCAATACAAAGAGATTTTAACAGGCTTTGACCCTACCTCTTTCGCAGAAACATGGGTCGAAAATCAACAATGGCAACTAGATTTTTATGTAGAGAAAACAAGAAATAATCAAGATGTTTTCGACTTACTTAATCACGAAAGTAGCGTTTATCTAGATGGGCAAGAGTTTGTTGTTAAGCAGCTAAAGCGGGGCGCAGTTGGGAAAATAGTTTATTCAGAAGTCACAGCAACGCATATTTATTTCACGATGCAAGATGATTACCAGTACAACGCTATTTCGGGTTCTAAGAGTGCAAAAGATTGTTTGACACATATTTTCGCAGCTGATAAACAAGGTTTTAGCTTTGAACTCATTGATAAAAACAAGGTTTTAGAAAATATTACACAAGAAAATTTTGGCAATGGCAATTTACTAAAACTAGTTCAAGAAGTGTTGGAAGATTATAAGCTTGTTATGCTAGCAGACAATAAACGATTAACATTTATTCCCTCTGAAGATTACGGAGAGCATACAGAGAATGAAATCCGCTACAACAAGCACACAAACGAAGTCGATTTTGATATTGATACGTTATCCTTAAAAACTCAAATTAAGGGCTATGGAAAAGTCGACAGCAACGGAAATAACTACTTTCCGCCAGTTACTTTTACAAGTCCAGAATCAACTAAATGGGGTGTACGGATTCAAGAACCGCTATCAGACGAGCGCTATACGACTTCTAGCAGCATGCTAAGACGTTTGAAGCTTGAACTGCAAGATTATCCAGCAACGACGGGGAATATCTCTTTAAAGCTTAAATACGAATGCGGAAAAGGCGATTATGTGATGTTTGTTTATGAACCGCTAGGCCTTTTATACGAAGTGCAAATAGTTGCTTATAAGAAATACATTTTTACAAACAAACCACCAGAACTAACGCTCTCAAATAATAAAAAAACGATGGTTTCCATCATGGTCCAACTAGCAAAAGCGATTAAGAAAGGAGCAAAATAGATGGATTTTAAAAAATGGCAAGACCCACTAATGAACTCAGAACTACAGCAAGACTATAACGACAATTTAGTAAAACTAGCTGGAAGTCTTGAAAAAGCTAATCAAGATATGACGCATGTAAATCAACGTATATCTAACTTAGTTATTAAATCCGGCGGTAATGAATCGAATGAAGTAGTTGATGCGCGCGTTTCTTCTCTGGTTCCAGAAACTGAATTCACAACATTAAACGATAGAATAAATTACGCGGAAAATGCTTTAATAACAGGTGTCGGAAAGCTTTCAACGAATGTTTATGATTTAATGGATAAGTACAACGATATAGATACTATTTTAAAACGTTTATACGGCTTAGATAGCAGCAACATTGAAATATTTGTTGATGATGCTAGAGGCGATGATATTGCAGGAACTGGTGAAATTGATGCACCTTTTAAAACGATAAATAAAGCGGTAATGACTTTGCCTCGTGTGCTAAATAGTAACTCTGTGAATATCTGGATTGTTCCTGGTCGGTATAATGAAGATGTCGTTATTCCGCCAATCATGGGAGGGGACATCTACATTAGGTCTACAAACTTTGAAACAGTAGACCCTACCAGCAGTACCGGATGCCAAGTTCGAAGTATTTCTGCGACAGGAAGTAACGGCTATTTATATATTGCTGGTTTAGAAGAAACGAATACCGCAGGCACAACGAAAAACTACTTCATTAAAGCGACGCGATGCGGATTTGTAAGGATTACAAAATGCCGAATGGCCTTCAATACTAAGGCAATAGACCCGTTCACTGCGGTTTTTATTGATGCTTGTTCTGCTGATGTCAACGGCTGTTATTTTGCCTCACAAAATGTTGATGTTCGCGGTTATAACACTGCTAGAGTCGAGGTTCAGAATATCGTCCATGGCGCAAAAAGTGCGATTGGTTTGTATCCTCAAAGCGCCGATATTTTCAATCTCAATAGCGGGACTTGGGAAGCTGATACGCCTACGAAACTGAGCGGCGGGGGAGTTGTTAGAACATGACTGAAAACGTTATTCATAAAAATGGTGTATATGATTTTAACGTCACAACAGAAGAAGATAAACCACTTCAAAAAGCTGTTTTTTATACGCAAGATACAGGTGGAACAGCTAGACTTATTTTTAATATAGATAAAGATAATCAAGATTTAGTATTATCGTCTGCTGCTGAATTAGAGCTTGCAATGATTTTAGCGAAAGGGAAAGAGTCCGAAAGTAAATACCTTGTAAAACCGAAAGTTGTTGATGGTGTACAAGGAATTGCGGAATACACACTTACAGACTCTCAAATAGCGCACGATGGAAATGCTATTGCTGAATTGTATATAAAATACAAAAATAGCCAAGGGATGCGTGTGTATAAATTCAGTTTTGAGATAAAAAAAGCATTAATAGATAGCGACTTTTTCCCGGTAAAAGAATACTATGTTGAACGTTGGGATGATTATGAAAAAATATTCGACGAATCGTTCGAGAGATTAAATACTAAATTAGATAATGTCGATAAAAAAGCGGATGATTTAACAATACAATTTGATGCTATGCAGCCCGCACAATTCGCACAAAAAACAGACTTAAATACACATGTAAATAATGCGGATATTCATGTCACCGCAGCAGATAAAACTAACTGGAATTCAAAAGAAACAGCATCTAGCGCACAGGCTAAAGCAGATAAAGCACTTGCTGATGCAAAAACTTTTTTCGAACTAGCTAGTGCGGTGCAAAGCGTTACTTTGACGCCAAAAAACGGATTTGTTGCAAGTCAGCCTTTAGTCGCTCGATACATTAAGTTTGGCAACCGGTTTCTAGTTATTGTTAGCGGAATTGTAGGAAAAGGGACCGGGAACGGGACAGGTATATGTGCAACATTGCCAACTTTTTTAGCTCCTGATGCGAGCTGGAATAAACTTTATTCCGCTGCACAGCAGAGTACAGCAGCAAGTAATCAAGCGAATATATATCTAAGTGTGAGTGCTGATATAAATATTGTTGGTGTTGGCTCGGTAGACGTGAACACTGGACTTGACGGCATAATTTATTTAACTAAAGAGGTGACAACATGAGCGAGTTAATAAAAGTTTTTAAATATGATGCAGACGGTATTTTTGAACGTGACGACTTAATTGTTTTGGAAAAAGGGGAAAAGGTTCCAGATGGTTATACATTAATTGCGCCGCCAGTTCCTTCTGTAAATCCAGTTTTTAATGTAAAGACCCAAAAATGGAGCGCTGGTGAAGACGCAAGTGTTATGGACCCTCCTCCACTATCAGAAATAGAAAAATTAACGCAAGATTATGCTGACTTAATGCTGTATGTAGCAGAAGTCGAGCAGAAGACGGAACAAACGCAACAAGATAATGCAAACTTACTATTATCTTTGGCGGAAGCAGGTGTTTTGTAGATGATTAATTGGTATGAAAAAGTAAAAGATTATTTTGTCGGTGGCTACTATACTAAAGCAGATGTTAATAAATTCGTTACTTTAAAAAAAATAACGAGATCACAAGCAGATGAAATAATCGCTATGAAAGAAGCAAAAGCCGAATAGGCTTATTTTTTATGGACCGACAACGAGGGGATGATGAAAATTGGTACTTGGGAGCATATCGATAGCAGGAATGAGCGTGGGGGAGTTAATAGCTTTAATTAGCTTAATAGCGGCAATTGTGGGATTTGTAATTAGATGGGCATTAGTCGCACCTTTGCGGAATATGATAGATTCTCTTGATATAACTTTAAAAAGTCTTAGAGAAGAAATGTCTGAAAGCAAGAAAGATCGTATGAGTTTACGAGAAAAGCAAAACGACCACGATAAAGAGATTGCTTTATTGAAACGGGAAGATAAAGCGATTTGGAAATATGTTACTGAAAAAAATGAAAAGGAGGTGAAATGATGAAAATTAACTGGAAGGTACGATTGAAAAACTGGCGAACTGTTGTGGCAACTCTTATTACAGTTCTAGGCGTCGCGTGGACAGCGGGAGGCTTTACTATATCTGATTTAGATAACTGGTCCGTCTTGTGGCTTTCGTTTGTAAGGTTCCTAAATAGCCCAATGGCAATTATTACCACAATTGTAGCCGTTGTCGGTATTTTGATGGACCCAACAACTAGTAAATTCTCCGATAGTTTGAAAGTAATGAATTATTCAGAACCAAGAAAGGATGATAAATAATGTCAGTACTACAATATAATTATATCAATAAAAATCAATTTTCACGCCCAGGATATAAGTTGCTTAGAGTAAGTAAGATTGTTATGCACTATACTGCAAACCCTGGGGCAAGCGCAGATAATCACAGACGATATTTTAGAGATTTAAAAGAGCGTTACGCTTCTGCACATATTTTTATTGATGATAATGAAGCTATTTGTATTATCCCTCTAAATGAAGTTGCATACCATGCAAACGAAAGAAGTTGCAAATTAACAGCTCTTCAAGCAAGTACAAGTTACTATCGCGGCGGAAATGCGAATTTAACCTCAATTGGTATTGAAATGTGCTTAGATAAAAACTGGAATATCACTGCGGCAACGTTTAATCGTTCTGTTGATGTAGCTGCAGAGCTATGCAAAACATACGATTTAACGCCTAGTGACATTATCCGTCATTACGATGTAACCGGAAAAAATTGTCCTGCGCCTTGGGTTGCGAAACCTTCCGAATTAACACGTTTCAGAAACGCAGTCAATGCAAAATTGAAAGGTGCATCACAAAATAAAAACAGACATGATGGAAAAGTCGTTGACAGCGCGCCATTGCTCACAAAAATGGACTTTAAATCGTCGCCATTCCGCATGTATAAATCGGGAACTGAGTTCTTAGTATATGAGCACAATCAGTATTGGTACAAGACTTATATTGATGACAAACTATACTACATGTATAAGAGTTTTTGCGATGTTGTAACTAAAAAAGACGCAAAAGGGCGCATTAAAGTACGAATTAAAAGCGCGAAAGATTTACGCATTCCGGTTTGGAATAATACGAAGTTGAGTTCGGGCAAAATTAAATGGTATGCACCTAATACGAAATTAGCATGGTACAACAACGGGAAAGGATACTTAGAGCTTTGGTATCCATCTGACGGCTGGTATTACACAGCAAACTACTTCTTGAAATAATTTTAAAGACCTCTTAGCAGTGCGCTAGGGGGTCTTTTTGTTTTATAAAAAGATACTTTTGTGATACTTTAAAAGCTAATAAATAAGCTAAAATTAAGATAACATCATTTTGTAGCTGTTAAGTGCTGTTAAGCACGTTTAAAAGCATTTAAAAGCCGTTTAAGGTGATTTGGATTTAAAAAAAGGTTTACAAATACGCTTATTGTGTATAATATAGTATATAAGAACTTAAAACTTGGAGGGATGAAAATGGCAACTACAACTATAAAAAATACAGCCTTTTCGTTTAATAACCAAAAAGAATATAGCGAATTCATGAGTAGAATTGATAGAAAAGCAACAACTCGTAATAGTAATGTTAGAAAAACTAAACACAATCTTAAAGCCATCAAAGAAATAAAAATTGATGGTGAAATTTATAAAGTTTAATGAAACTAAATATAGAAATGAAGAGTATCTCAGGACTTGCAGACACAGAAAAACAAGCCGTAAATGAGTTCTCATGCGGAAATGTTGATATTGACTCTTATTTACACAATGATGCGCTAAGTGACCACATTTGCAATTTAACGCGAACTTTTATTCTTTTTATTGATGGAAGTGTTGCAGGCTATTTTACATTAACATCAGATAGGGCACAGATTACAAAAAAATCTATTGTTTCTGGGAAATTACCTAGCCATCCACATTTCACGATTCATAGAAAATCTATACCAGCGTTACAAATACATCACTTTGCTATTGAAAAACATCATCAAAGGAAGGGTGTTGGCATTGTGTTAATGAACTACTTAATAACTTTTATTAAACTGAAAATTCTACCTAATGTAGGAGCAACTCTACTGACAGTGTATTCAATTAAGGAGGCTGTTGGCTTCTACAAGAAAATTGGTTTTGAAAAAACTGGGAATCACTCCGATGCTAATGTAAATATGGCTTTAGTATTCAGTGAAGTTATAGAATGACATAGTTCAGGAATCTACCCTAACCTCACCGTTAGGGCTTTTTTATGCAAAAAAACACCCCGAAAATTTATTCGAGGTTGCTGTTATGTTCAGATGTAAAAAACGGGATGTCAAACAGCTAATAGTTGAATGAAATAATGAACGAAAATCGTTCATGTGAATATTATTACATATAACTTTATGCAACACAACACTTTTTAAGACTTGATTTTAAGAACGTTTGTTCGTATAATGTTAGCAAGAGGTGAAGTAAATGTATAACTTATTTGATGATATTTTAGAACATTCAATAGTATTAGCAGATGCTCTCAAACGCAATTGGTCGATAGAAGTACTGTTTTTTAAGAACAATCATCATGTGCGATACAAGTATGTAGTTCCTGTTTATTTGGACCATGAAAGAAATATAGTTCAATTACAGCGATTTGACGAACGAATAATTGACATTAATATAGAAGATATTATTTTTTGCGAGGTTATGACATGAGACTATATAGCTTTAATGATTTTAGATACATCTGCTACGTAGAAGGAAAAGATAGGGCTATAGAAAAACTGTTTGCTAGTTTGCGGACAGACAAAGAAATTGCTATACTAAACAAAAGAACACAAAAAGATACAATTAATATAGAAAATGTTTATAAAGAATACTTGCGGGGCATAAATGGGGCAGAGCAAAACAACATATAAATACTTATAGCTTCTTGTAACAGCTTTTCAAAAGGCGTAAACCGCGTAACAAAGCCGATTTCTTCCCGTGAATGCGTGTAACTGCTCAACACAAAACCAACTCTTAATCAGCGGGTCGGGGGTTCGAAACCCTCACAACCCATATATAAAAACCGCCTAAACAAAGCGTTTAAGCGGTTTTTTGTTTGTGAAATTTTAGTTTAAAATTGCCTTTTTTTATTAAGTGGGGCAGAGGTGGGGCAGAAAGCTTAAAAAGGGTTCTCAAAATCGCTAGCTGCATCTTTGTGCGTATCTTTCAAAACATGTGCATAAACGTTTGAAGTGGTCACACTAGATTTATGTCTAAGCCGCTCTTGGATAATTTTTATATCTCTACCTTTGTTCAATAAAAGTGTAGCAGATGTGTGACGCAAATCATGAAAACGAATCACCGGCAAGTTGTGTCTTTCTAAAAATCGTCTCCAACGCTGATAAATCGAATCGGGCCTAATTGGTTTGCCTTCCATGTTGGCGAATAAAAATTTGTGATTGGTCCATTTCCCTTCAGTTTTTAGGTCTAAAACTTCATTGCTTATATATGTTTCTATTAAATTAGTTAACCAAGCGGGTATAGAAACTATCCCAGCTACATCATTCTTAGTTGATTCTTTAAGAAGTAAACCTTCTCCTGCTTTTGCAACTAGCGTTTGTTCGAATGTTAGCTCATCTTCTATTAAGTTCACGTGTTTTATTTCTAATGCTGCTAATTCAGCTTCTCTACAACCCGAAATTAGCGCTATATAAATCATTACTTGCAATCTAAGTGGCTCTTTCACTAGAGCTGCATTTAACAATTCAATTTCAGCAGGAGTATAAATAGTAGGCGGTCTTTTAGTTACTTTTGGAAGCCTTACACCCTCTGCGGGGTTAATTGGGATTACTTTCCACTCAACCGCAGTTTCAAATACTGAATTTATCGCAAAATAAATATTTCTGATAGATCGCGGCGAAAGCGGCTTATTTTTCTTTTCGTCTGAATCTGTAGGTTTAACATCTAATCTTGCGCCGGGCTTTTGTAATTTTGCGACTAAGTTAACTATATGAAGTGTAGTTATTTTATCCATTTGAACGCCGCCAAAGGCTGGGTAAGCTCTTGCTACTATAGATTTGTAGTATTCTGTCCAGGTTTTAACTTCTAGGTTATTTTGTGCATGTTTCGGCATATACTCATTCTCAACAAATGCTTTAAATGTCATTCTTGCAGGAGCTGTATATCCATTTTGCTCTAATTCTGTGATGAAATTTCTTAACTCTCTTTCTCGCTCCCTCTCATTTTTTGTTCGCGTCGTTCTGTCAGCCCGAATCGGCGTACCTTTGTAGTCATAGCCTACAGTCACGCGCATACGCCATGAATTTTTGCTACGTTGTTCAATAGAACCCTCATAACGCCTACCTTTTACTTTTTTTACCATAAAATAAGCCCTCCTTTCGCACATACGTTCTTTTTTTCGGTAAAAAGAAAAGCCCAGAGGCTCTCTTTTAAATTTTTGCATGGAACGTTAAATTTGCATCAGAAAATAAGTTGAAGATTATTTCAATATTTCCACTTTCATTAACTCCCGCATGGAAGTCTGCGTTCATATTTTTTCCGTTTGGTATTTTCCCGGTTGTGTTATCCAATGGGTATCTTTCGCCCATTGTACCTTTAGAATCGTATACATCAATGTCAGAATCGACAAAGTACTCAGAGCCAGAATTATTTTCAACTTTATAACTTATTTTAACTACATTCTTAGGCTTGGTATCATCAAATTGATTTCTTTCGTTCGTTTTCTCAACACTAGTTAAAGTTACTTTTATCCCGCCGATTTCTTGTGTATCACCAACGCTGTATTCTTTCAGAGTGGGTGGAAGTATAGTTACAATTTGTACATTATCAGTTTTTCCAGCTTCTTTAGCTGTAACAGTATATTGAATTTCTTCCGAGCCGGTGTAGTTGCTAGAAGCAACGAACATCCCCGATGAATTAACTTCTGCTTCTTCTGACTCAATATAAACAGATGCACCTTCATCGACAACGCCCATTATGCTAAAGTCGCCTTTATCATTTGGTGTAATTTCTGTTTCTGTTAACTTCATTTGAGCTTCTTCTTTTTCTTTGAAATTACTTTTATCATTGGTATTTGTAACTTGTATATCATTTTTTTCATTTCCACAACCTACTAAAAAAATACTAAAAGCTAATAAAAACCCCGTTAATAAAACCATCCCTTTTTTCATCTTATCTGCTCCCTTTATATTTTATTTTCCTTTGAGCTTCATATTAGTTTTATCAAAAGCACTACTTCCAGCCATCTTTGTCTCATCTTTATATCTGAACTCAACCATTGGTCTTAGATTGTTATCTCCACCAAAGAGCGTACCTAGAGCACGTTGCTGTATTTCGCTTCCTAAATAATCAACATTTTTTTGTTTAGTTGCTTCATCTTGATATTTTAAATCTTGAGATACGTACGCAATTAACATATCATATTCATTTTCAAATGGAACCACTTTTATTAGTACCCCGCTCGAATCAGAAATCAAGCGATCAATTGACTCATTAAATAACTCTATACTATCTGATGTAATTTTAGAGGGTGTAGATACATCATCTTGAGCAGGTTCTTCTGCTTGCTCGTCCTCGGCAGCGTCTTCTTGAGCGGGTTTTTCCGTTTGCTCATCTTGGACAGTATTCTTTTTTTGCTCATTTGCTGTAGTTTCTTCTGGATTATTAATAACATAGTTATACATCTGTACAACTCTTATTAGTGAAAAGGTGATTAGAAATATAGCGGATATAGTCAATATTATTGTGTATTTTCGTCTGTTTTCATTTTTAACAACTTTTACTATCCCGAATATTAAGGAAGCTAGTGCCACCAAGTATATTATTACCCAAAAGCTGTAAAATAAAATAACTAAAAATAATATAGCAAGAGCCCAAAACCACCATTTTTTTAACAAGTAACTATACTTACTCATCCCGTTATCTCCTTTTTATAAAAACATAATTATTAAAATTACTATGACAGGAATAGTTATCAACAATGTCATTAAACAACCACATCCTGACATTAATTTACCAGATTCTTCCATAATTTCGCCGGCTTTTTGTGCTTTTCCGTTGTTGTTGCTTTGATAAATGATTGGTGTTAGACAGTTAGGACATTGATTTTCGTGATTGTCTAGTGCATGTCCGCATTTAGGGCAATACATATGTTCACCTCGTCAAAATTTATTAGCACCCATAATCATAAGGATAAAAAGAGTTATCCTCCTGGAAAACTTGAATGGTAGAGCCAAAATGTATAATATAATTACCATTATTATACATTAGTCCATATTTTTCTCTATAATTCTCTACTGCTTCAATCAAAAATTTTTCAGTAACATTTAAAAAAGTAGCAGCTTCATAATATGTTCTGTAGCCAAGATCGTAGCATAAAGCGAGTGATTGTATATTTACTAAATATTCATGCGCTTTACGACGCGCAAATTTCTCCTGCTTGATATTTTCTACATTATTAAATTTTGTTATATCTCCAGCGGTATATTTCCAGTGCATTGCTTCTTCTATTATAGTACATCTAAGTTCATTTTCTGACAAATCAGGATGAAGATGTACTACTTTATTCTGTATAAGTCCGAAAAGTTTTGTTGGTAAGTTGTTATTTATAACAAAATTCAATTCTGGAAACTCTTGCTTTAATTCATAACTTGTTTTATTCATCAATTAGCCCCCTAATGTTAATTTTTAGGCAACTACTCTTTTTGTGATCTGATAAATTTTAAATATTTTTCTATCTCTATTCGTTCTTCTTCCGTCAAATCATTGTCAATATGCGCAGCTAGTAAGTCGCTGTTGTCGAATTTTTCACGACCTAATAAATAATCAGTTGTTACATTAAAGTAATCGGCTAACTGAACGATTAATTCATCTTTTATAGCACGTTTGTCTGTTTCCCACATTCCTATAGTACTTGTTGAAACATTTAAATCTTTTGCAAGTTGAATTTGAGAGATACCTCTTTTATTTCTCAACTCAGATATTTTTTTGCCTATAGTCATAATATCTCCCTCCTTCTTAAGTATCACTATAAGTGATATTTTAAAAAAATAAACAAAAATCACAAAAAGTGATTGACAATCACGTAAAGTGATAGTATTATTATCACATAGAGTGATAAAGGCGGTGATTAATATTAATAATCTCAAAAAAATTCGCATTGCTAAAGGTATTACACAATTAGAAGCAGCTGAGGCTATCGGTATTTCTTATAGTTTACTTTCTAAAATGGAAGCAGGTTATCGAGGTAGTTCAGATAAAACAAAGATTAAAGTAGCAAATTTTTACGGAAAAAGCGTTGGAGAAATTTTTTTTAATAAAGAAATCACTAATAGTGATAATAAAAAACTAACAAAAATAGGAGGCTAGAAAATGAAAGTAGGAGACATTTTAGAAATTGCGGGACGAGTAGTTGGAAGAATTGAGGAAACAACTGAAGGCACACTGCTTGTTAGGAAGGGTTATGTAACTTATCAAGGTGGACAAAAAGTTATTGTGCTTACCAAACAAGCAGTGTACTTAGATAGCGAAACAATTAAAAATGCATATTGGATTAAAACAATAGATTCATCGATTATTTCGGAAACCGTTAATCTCATTGCCTGCGACAACTTGATTCGCGAATTCCTGGACATGTAAATTTACCAGTTCGTGACCATCTACATGTTCTACTACATTAACTAGGTAATGCGGTGCTTTTATATTGGTACTTGAAATGACGTCACCTTTTCTAGGTAAATAATAGAGTTCCATATTTTGAAGAACTTTCCCTTCTTCAATTAGCGAAACTTTAATCATAATATCACCTCCAATCAAACTAATTATAGCAGATTGGAGAGTAACCAAAATAGGAGGCTAGAAAATGAAAAAAATTGCATTTACAAACTCTTTCCTAACTAAGAGAAATAGAAAAGAGTCAGTACTCACCATTGAATTAAGTATAACTGGCGAAGATTTTAGCGATTTAAGTATTTTGCCGGAACTTTATTCAGAAATTAATTCATTAGCTAGTAGATTATCGGAAAAAACTAACGGCGATTTGGGCAAAAGAAAATAGGAGGGTAGAAAATGAACATAAGATATTTGAGTAAGAAAAGAAGTGAAGAAAAAGATTTGATTTTTAAAACCAAAAACATACTACCAGAAAACTTGAAATCGTTAAATATTGAGATGCAAGGAGATAGAAATTGTTGTTATGGACTATTAGAAATTAATGGAAAGCAATTAGGAAAAGGAATTACAGCAGTGAAGTTAGATTTAAAAGCAGGATCGTTGCCAATTGTGCAAGTCAAATATCATCCATTCACAATCAGCGAAGAAATGCGAAGACTGTTATGGTCTGGAAAATACTAAAAACCATAATTTAGGAGGAAGAAAAATGAATAACATCAAACAAGCAATTATTAAATTAGAAACAATTTTAGAAAATGGTAATGAAAAAGAGAATAGATTATTCGTTAAGTACAACACTATAAAAAACATTTTAGATTTACTTGAAAAAGATCAAGAGCTAAAAATTATCGAAATGGAAGTAGAGCTGAATGGAGTAGAGGATTCCATAGAAAACGCCGCTTTGTTAGAAAAGAGATTAAGTGAAGCTAAATCTTTGGTGGAAGACTTGGCTAACACTATAAACTCGTTAGAAATTAAGGTGAAGTGAAGCTTTTCCAAAAAGAATAGGAGGTTAAAAAATGAAGGACTTTGAAATGATGGAAGCAATTAAACAAAAACGGCTTGAATGTAAATTAGTAATTTTGGAAAATTTTGAATCGAGTTTTAAAGAAGCCCTCAATAAGGGAGATTCCGCCATGGTGTCGGCTTTAGCGGAATCATTGGAAACAGTTATTAAATAGTGAACTCAATGTAAAGGACATCATTTGAGTTCATTAGAAAAACTTTCGATAAATCGTTTTCTAACTCGTTTGCACCCTTATAAATGATTTTGTAAGTTTTATCGGCTTCTAAATAAAAATCATTTAAATCAAAACTTTTGTTATCTGGAAAAGATGTAATGCTTATAACGCCCATTAGAGCAATGGGCTGGTCATCAGAGATACCTTTGAACATTATATCCATGCGATTTTTCACAAATTCCACCTCCCTTCACAAAAACTATAGCACTGTGAAAGGGCGAACAGAAAGGAGAACAAAATGTCAAATTTACAAGTAATTGCAAATGACATGTTGCCAGTTTTAGAAAATGAAAAAGGCGAAAAATTTGTTGATGCCCGGATGCTTCATGAAAAGCTTTTAGTAAATACAAGATTTAATGATTGGATATATAGAATGATTGGAAATTATGGTTATGAGAATGGTTTAGACTTTTACTCAACTTTGAGTAAAACCAATGGGCGACCATCAACGAATTATTTTTTGACTTTAGACACTGCTAAAGAATTAGCAATGGTGCAAAACAACGAAATGGGTCGAGCAATTAGAAAATACTTCATTGAAGTAGAAAAACAAGCGAGGAAATTAGCAACTGAATATCCCGCATTTTCATACATGATAGAAGATCCAGTCGCTAGAGCTAAAAAATGGATAGAGGAACAACAAGAAAAGCAAGAGGTGTTAAAAAAACTTGAGGAACAAAAGCCGAAAGTAGTTTTTGCGGAAGCTGTACAAACGAGCGAGAACACAATTTTAGTAAAAGATTTGGCTACTATTCTAAAACAAAAAGGATTAGATATAGGACAAAACAGGCTTTTTGAATGGCTGAGAGGAAGCGGTTATTTGCTAAGTAAAGGTGCTTATTACAACAAACCGTCGCAAAAGGCGATGAACTTAGGATTGTTTGAACAAAAAACACATATTCATACAGATAGAAACGGCTTAATGAAAACCACTTATACTCCACAAGTAACAGGAAAAGGACAAGTATATCTATTAAACAAGTTATTGGAAGAACACAATCAAGTCGTAATTTAAGCGCCGCCTACCACAACGACGCTTATGCAGACAACTTAGTCACGGGGAGCGACTAACAACAGTATATAACGATAAGTTGTTAATTAGTCGCTAAAAAATAAACAAAAAGGATTGAGATATTATGTTTCAAAAATCAATATCAGCACCAACCGCGATGCAAGTTTTAGCAGAAACTCGCACTCAAAAAGAGCTAGCGATTGATAGTTATGTAACGCCAGCGTTAATAAGTAACCAGTTAAAAGGAAAGAGAACAGTTTCACTTGAACAAGCAGAACAGTTAATTGATAGCTACAACGAGCCACAGAGTACTTACTTATTCGCACATGAATTTAGCAATGGAATGATTCCGCCTCTACTGAACGGGCTGGACAACCATCACGCATCTTTAACTTGTCGCTTTGAACTAGAAGTAACAGAGGCAGTAAACGCGTTAAAAAGCGGATTAGAAACGATGACATTCAATTTAAGAAAAGGTGACATGCTACAACGAGAAGCGGCAAAGCAAGCAATTTCAGAAATAACAGATGTAATCGCAACAGCATTAACGCTTAACACAAGTATAGCGAAGGCATTCAACATTAATTTACAACAAATTTTAGAAAGTCGAGATAAATATTATTTAAAATCCGGTTTGGTGAAGGAGTGAGAAACAATGGAAACGATGGAAAAGGATATTTTAACAGCTGAGGAAGCGGCGGAAATGTTAGGTATGAAAAAGAGGACTATTCAATCTTGGGCTAGAAATGCGGGATTACCCGGCAAAAAAATAAACGGCAAGACATGGATTTTTAGCAAAAGAGAACTTGAAGCATGGGTAGCTCAAGGCGGAGAAAAATAAAGGAGGGCTACAACAATGACAGAAAGAGTTTTCAGAAAGACAACAAACTTCGGTGATAGCGAAATTCATACAAATAGCAGAACAAAAATGATTGCTAATCCGGCGTTTCAGCAGAAAATCCCGTTAAACGAAACAGGTTGCGACAACATGACGGACTATATAGAAGAATTAAAACTTAAGGGATATGAGGAGGTCACTCGGTGATGGATGTGTTCGCAGTAATGATTTTCGTGTCGTTTATGTCTGTAATCGCAGGCTACTGGCTGAGAGGAAGTGATAAACATGGTTGAGAATCCACTTGTGGTTGATGATCTTTGGAACGATGATTTTAGACATTAAAAAAGCACGCATAGCAGTGCGCGCTTTAAGGATTTGAGATATTACCTTAAGAAAATTATACCTCAGGTCCATTAAAAAATCAATGGAGGTAACATATATGGCTATTGCAAAAGAAAAGACAATGAACATCTTAGCGAGCGTGAAAGACATGGATAGAACACAATGGTTGCTAACTCGACGTTTAGGTATCGGTGGAAGCGATGCGGGAATCATCATGGGGTTAAATCAGTACAAAACAGCATTTGAGCTGTGGCTAGATAAGACAGACCAAGTTTTGCCAGATGAATCAGCGGGAGAAGCCGCATACTGGGGCAATCAAATGGAAGAAGTTGTCGCAAAAGAATTCGAAAAGCGAACTGGCAAGAAAGTAAGACGTAGCAACATGATGTATCAACATCCAGAGCATGATTTTATGTTGGCAAACGTTGATAGGTTTGTGGTTGGTGAAGACGCTATTTTGGAATGTAAAACAGCATCAGCATACTTARCAAARGAATGGGAAGCTGACGAAGTACCAGCGACTTAYCTAGTGCAAATACAACACTATTTAGCGGTCACAGGYAAAAGYAAAGCRTATGTAGCWGTTCTWATYGGAGGAAATAAATTCATTTGGAAAGAAKTAGAACGCGATGACGAGTTAATCAATCAAATAATTGCTTTTGAGTTAGAYTTTTGGGAAACGAACGTAAAAGGAYATGTAGCGCCRGCGCTAGACGGTTCAAGTGCCGCAGAAAAATATTTAAAAGATCGTTTTGCTAAGTCAGAAGCTAAACAAGTTATTTTATCAAAAAAATACAACGAATTTTTGGCTGAAAGAGCAAATTTAGAACGCGATATAAAGCTTTTAGAGACACGAAAGAAAGAAATTGATAATAATATCAAGAATGATTTAAAAGAAGCTGAAACAGCCATCGCAGACGAATTTACGATTACTTGGAAGCCTGTTATTACTTCAAGAGTAGACACTAAACGTTTAAAAGAAGAACATCCAGACATTTACAAAAAATTACGTAAAGAAACTAGTTATAGAAAATTTGCAGTGAAGGAGAATAAATAATGGCAACTAACGATGAATTAAAAAATMAATTAGCAAATAAACAAAATGGAGGGCAAGTAGCAAGCGCACAATCATTAGACTTAAAAGGTTTGCTAGAAGCACCGACAATGCGCAAGAAATTCGAAAAGGTACTAGATAAAAAAGCGCCTCAATTTTTAACTTCCCTTTTAAATCTTTAYAATGGCGACGACTATTTACAAAAAACWGACCCRATGACRGTTGTTACTTCYGCCATGGTAGCGGCAACACTAGATTTACCGATTGACAAAAATTTAGGTTATGCGTGGATTGTTCCTTACAAAGGCAGAGCACAGTTTCAGCTTGGTTATAAAGGATACATCCAGTTAGCACTACGCACAGGACAATATAAAAGTATTAATGTTATCGAAGTGCGAGAAGGCGAGTTACTAAAATGGAATCGACTTACTGAAGAAATCGAACTAGATTTAGACAACAATACAAGTGAAAAAGTCGTTGGTTACTGTGGTTATTTTCAGTTGATAAATGGCTTTGAAAAAACGGTCTATTGGACTCGCAAAGAAATTGAAGCACATAAAAAGAAATTTAGTAAATCAGACTTTGGATGGAAAAAAGATTACGATGCAATGGCTAAAAAGACTGTTCTTAGAAACATGTTAAGTAAATGGGGCATCTTATCCATCGACATGCAAACAGCGGTTACAGAGGACGAAGCAGAGCCTAGAGAACGAAAAGACGTTACAGACGATGAATCAATACCGGACATTATAGAGGCGCCTATAACGCCGTCTGACACGTTAGAAGCTGGCTCGGTAGTTCAAGGGTCAATGATCTAATTTGAAAGGAGAAAAGAAGCATGTCACATGGGTGGGTTAAATTGCATAGAGATTTGAAAGAAAAGCCTATATGGAGAAGCTCTACACCCGAGCAAAAAACCATCCTTGTGACTTTGTTAATGATGGCAAATCACAAGGAAAACGAGTGGGAGTGGATGGGGAAACCTTTCAAAGCAAAACCAGGTGAATTCGTCACAAGTATTAAGTCAATTACGGAGGAATGCGGCAAAGGTATCTCTTCGCAAAATGTCAGGACAGCTCTAAAAAGATTTGAAAATTACGGATTTCTAACAAAGGAATCAACAAAGGTAAACACCCTTATAAACATAGTGAACTGGGGCGTTTATCAAGACTCGGAAAATAAATCTAACACACTTGCTAACAAACAGCTAACAAACGACTCACAAACAGCTAACAAACAGCTAACAACTAACAAGAATGTAAGAACTAAAGAATGTAATAAAAACAACAACAACAGCGATTTAAATTTCAAAGATTTTTGGGAACAAAACGGATTCGGAATGATGCTTCCAATCGAACTCGAAAAACTACTTGCTTGGGTAGATGATTTTGCAGGTAATCGAGAAATTGTCATGAAGGCTTTAGAGGTTACTTCTGAACAAGGAGCTAATAAACGAAATTATGCTTACGTTAATAAAATTCTTAAAAACTGGGAAAGCAGAGGATTTAAAACAATAGCTGATGTTGATGCAGCGGAAAAACAACGACAGATAGAACTAGAGCAAAAATATAACAAGCCTGCTTTCAACAAATACAACAAACCAGTAAAACAGGAAATATTACCAGATTGGTTCGACAAAGAGCAGCAAGAAGCGCCTAAAAAGCCAGAGATGACGGAAGAAGAAAAGGAAGCGCTAGAAAAACGAGTCGCGGAGATAAAAGCCAAATTGGCTGCCGAAGAGGAGGCGAAGGCATGACAGAATACGCACTTTATAAAGCGGATGAACTACTAATAATCGGCACAGTAGACGAACTAGCGGTGTTTCAGAAAGTGAAGCGTGAGACGATTTTGTTTTATGCTACGCCAAGTTATCGAAAGAGGACGACTGATAAGGGGTTAAGAGTAATTAGAGTTGATTAGAAAGGATGTTTCTCTTGGGAAAATATTACTGGCACGTGTCAAGACTTGGCGGGAAACCGACAGAAATTCGACACTATAATCACATTACAAAAATGTATAAATTTATTTTGCGAAATCCGGCAATGTTCAAAGATAAAACTTTAACGATTTATGATCACGCGAAAGCAGTTACAAACATGACGTTTAACGAAATTAAGTATAGAGCTAGTTTGAATTTATGTGAGACGGTAGAAAGAAGATATGTGTTATCGCTTACTCAAAGGCTCAAGGAGGAACAAGCATGAGATTTAAAGAAGGAGATAAAGTTACTTGGATTAAAGATAAAAACGTATCTGGAAAGATAGTTAGCATTAACGATTTTAGACCACCCGAAATGGAGTGCGCGGTTGATTTTGGATTTAATGATGTGGCGTTTTGCAGTAGAGAGGAATTGGTTTTAGACGAAAGCGCGACAAAACAAGAATCTGTTATCTGTACAATGTGCAAACAAGAAATTGAAGAAGGCTCATATTTATTAAAAGTACGTGAAGATTTATTCTGTGGAAATTGTTATGAAGAGCAACCGGTAGTATTTTATTATCGACTAAATGGCGATGACGGCTGGATGGACGATTCGGAAGCTAAAGAATACAGACTTGAGGATTACTTGGAGGAAGCGGAGGAGAGATCATGAAATTTAGAGAAGGCGATAAAGTAGAGTTTATTTGGCTAGGTAAATTGATACAAGGTGTTGTAACTGAAATAGAAGAAACTAAAAATGCTATATCCTATCAAATTAAATATAGTGGAGCCATGGGCATGACTTGGCTTGATGAAAAGGAATTGATTGCGCCAACTCCAGTTTTAAAAGTTCCGCAATTTGCCGATGACTGGATAAATCACTGTGAACAAAGAGAATACGATTTAGCTTGTTTGTTAGACTATGAAGATTCTGATATGTCTGCTGAAATGTACGAATGGTTAATTTCATCAGCTGATAATCAAGAACTACTCGCCCGCGCATGGTTGGACGGCTACGAAGTCGAGAAAGAGCCAGTTTGGGTAGTAGAAAACGAAAACGGTTATCGATTACGTAGTATTACAATGAATCCAGGAAATTCACTAAACTGGTCTTTTGATAGTAAAAATAAGAATTATATTGAGTTTGAAGAGTTCGAGACAGCCAAAAAAGCTGCATATCTGGTTACTGGGAATGTTACTGAGATATAGATGTAGGAGGGAACGGAATGAAACAAGAAGAGTTAGACATCATATTAGAGAATCATGGGAAATGGCTGCTCAACGAAGGTGGCGAGAGAGCGGATTGGGCGGAGTTGGAGGAATAAGCATGAATTTCAAAGTAGGAGATAAAGTTACTTGGATTAAAGATAAAAACGTATCTGGAAAGATAGTTAGCATTAACGATTTTAGACCACCCGAAATGGAGTGCGCGGTTGATTTTGGATTTAATGATGTGGCGTTTTGCAGTAGAGAGGAATTGGTTTTAGACGAAAGCGCGACAAAACAAGAATCTGTTAACTGTAAAGAATGTGATGAAACGTTCACTCAATATGACGAAATTATTGTTTTTGATGGAAACGCTTGGCACAAAGATTGTTTAGATAAATTCCCGGCAACCTACGCTTATTACGAAAAAGGCGAAGACGGTGAATTTATAAACACTGATGATAATGCTGATTTCGATGGTGATGCATATGAACACTTTGACGGATTAGAGGAGGAGTAAATATGGAATTATATGCAATAGTTGACGAGGATTTACAGGTTGCTAAACATCGTAGTAAAAGAACTCTAGCGGTGTTTAAAGACTTAGAAATGCTGAAAAAACACGCTTGGAGATATAAAGAGAGTGGAAAATCGTACAAAATTGCGGAGTTAGAACCTATTAACTTCTTTTCTTTTGAAGAAACGGAGGGTGAAGCATGAGAGAGATTGGATTTAGAGCGTTTGTAAAAAGTAAAAAGAAAATGCTTCCTGTTACGGATTTGTGTTTTAACGAAACAGAAGCTGTAGGTGTGAGCGGTTGTGGTAATGCGAAATGTACGCTGTGCGTCGACTGGTACAACTTTGATGATGTCGTGCTGATGCAATACACAGTCTTAAAAGACAAAAACGGCAAGAAGATTTTTGAAGGGGATATTGTAGCATTTTCAGAAGATGATTTTCACGTATTCAATTCTCAAGTGGAGTATTTTTCAGAAGATGGCTATCCTGCATTTGATATAAAAGTTCCTTCGACTTATTACTTTGACAGTAATGTTTTTAGCGAAGTTTCAATGTCAGGATTATATGAAATCGAAGTGATAGGCAACATTCACGAAAATCCGGAACTATTGGAGGAAAAGTAAATGACGTTAAGAGAAGCATTAGAGAAGCACACACGACATATCATTTTTTGCGGTACATGCGAGTGCGGAGAAGCTAAATATGATTTGATCGTGGACGGCGATTTGATGTATCCGCCTGTACACGAATCAACTATTTTGGAAGTGAATCCGGAATTATTGGAGGTGGCGGAATGAACGAGGAATGGTTTGAATTTGTGGGATACAGTGAGTCACGAGCGAAATACGTAAACATAGACGACCAATTAAACGAGCTTTCCAAAACACACGAGATTATCGAAGTCCATTTCAGTACGTATTCCTCTTCTGATTGGAACTATCTATCTGGAGGAACCGCTACCGCACTTGTGAGAGCAAGAAAGAGAGAGGTGTCGGAATGATTTTATATGGGGTAGTAACATATGACGAAGCAACAGAGTGGACAACGGATTTGCTAACAGCCAAAAAATGGGTAGAAAATGCTAAGCAAGTTTTCTGCGATGGAGAAGTTGATGAAGATTATTATGTTAAGTTAATAAAATTAGACGTAGAAGCATTCTTATACGATAAATATGACAAAGAAACAGATTTGAGTGATCAGTTACACGATGAAGCTGAAACATTGAAAGAGTATCATTTGAGTTTAGATGATGACGGAACTTACATGGTGAAAGAGGTGGCGAAATAATGTGTGAGTATTGTAAGAATGACTCTATGATGAATAACGAGCCTTTACTAAGTTTTGATGAAGAGTATAAAGAACCTGGTGTTGTTAGACTAGATAGCACTGGCAACTTAGGAGTTTTCAGCTACTACGGTTTAACAGCTAGGAATATCAATTACTGTCCAATGTGCGGAAGGAGTTTGGAATAAATGACTAAACAAAGCCGGAAAAATAAAGAATACGTCTATGAGTTGATATGTAGTTTTTGGAACAATTAGAAGTCGCTAGGTATATTCAAAACAAGAGCAGCAGCGGAAAGGGCTATGTATGACGATATAGACGACACGCCGAAGCAGATTTATACAGATTATTACGAAATATATAAACGACCAATATACGAGTGAAAGGAAGCGTCTAAATGACTAAAACACACGAATTAAAAATAACACCCGAATTTTTTGCAGCTGTGACGGAAGGACGAAAAACGTTCGAAATTAGAAAGAATGACCGCGATTTCCAAGTAGGAGATATTTTGATTTTACGCGAATGGAACCATGAATTTTCAGGCTTTCAGATCGCTGTTGAAGTAGTTTACATGACGGATTATGAGCAAAAAGACGGATTTGTCGTCTTAGGGATTGTATAGGGGGAGAACAAATGACTAGCACAATAAAAATATCTGAAAAAGATAAAGTGTTCCAGATTGCGACGAAAAGTGGATGGGCTGTGAAGGTGGGGATGCAAGTGACGATAGATGGGATAGACTTTGCAATTTATCCGTTCTATGCAAAAAGCAATGTTTTTATACAAGTTAGTGAAGTTGAAAGTGGCGGAGTATTAATTAATTTTCCAGTCGATTTTATAGACGTTTTTGTTTTAGACACTCGAGATAAAGCAATCGAATATTATAAAGATAATGTGATTCCTTTAGTTCAGAAAAAAATCGAAGTAAATGGATTAGATGAATTTAGAAAAGCAATTAAAAACGCGAAAAATTATATACTTGAAAATTTCGGAGAACGACCACAAATTAAAAAATTTGAGGAGGCAAACGAATGATGAACCGTGTAGTGCTTGTAGGACGATTAACGAAAGACCCTGAATTACGTTACACTCCAGCTGGAGTAGCTGTTGCGACTTTTACGCTAGCAGTAAATCGCCCATTTAAAAATGCACAAGGAGAACAAGAAGCCGATTTCATTAATTGTGTTGTTTGGCGTAAACCAGCGGAAAACGCAGCTAATTTCTTGAAAAAAGGAAGCATGGCAGGCGTTGATGGACGTGTTCAAACTCGTAATTATGAGGACAGCGACGGTAAACGCGTTTTCGTTACTGAGGTAGTTGCTGAAACAGTTCAATTCTTAGAGCCTAAAAATATCAACGCAGAAGGCGCTACATCGAATAATTATCAAAACCAAGCTAATTATTCAAATAACAATAAAACAAGCTCATATCGAGCAGATACGAGTCAGAAGAGTGATTCATTTGCAGACGAAGGCAAGGCGATTGATATTAATGAAGATGATTTGCCATTTTGAGCGAAAGGGTGAATAAAAAAATGACAGCAGAAACAGCGCTAGAAAATATTAATAATCTGAGTAAAAGATTAGCGAGCATCAGATTTATGGCTAATGCGATTGCAGAAGTCACAAACTACCAAATTAGCGAAATTGAACAAATGGGGGACGAAGAAATTGAGGCGAAATATACGGCGTACGTCATTAACGAAGCAAACGAGTACGCGAAATAAATACAATGCGAAGAAAGTTGTTATTGACAATATAAAGTTCGATAGCAAAGCRGAAGCAGCATATTATCAGCAATTGAAACTATTAAAAATGACTGGTGAAGTAGTGAGTTTCGATTTACAGCCAGAATTTGTGCTACAAGAAAGTTTTCGGAAAAATGGGAAACTGTATCGAGCGATTAAATATAAAGCTGATTTTCTCGTTCATTACAGTGATGGACATGAGGAATTAATCGACATAAAAGGCATGTTAACAAAAGAGTTTCGAATCAAACAAAAACTTTTCGAACTGCGTTATATGCAATCAATTAAGTGTTTGAAACTGAAAGGGCGAAATTTCGTGGAGGTGTGACAAATGGCGGTAATGGAGATAACGAAGAGTAAAGCGAGGCAGCGGGAAATTATTAGTTATATAGCAAATAACGATGTAGAACTAGAGGAATTACTAAAGTTGCAAAAAGAACTCAATCAACTAATGAACGAGAATACAATAGAAAAGCAAAAAACTTATTGGACCAAAACGTTCGATCGCATCGTGAAAAAGAAAAAATGGCCGGAAATTACAATTCGTGAATTCGCTGATTTACGTAATGCAGGACTAACGTGTTACGCAATYGCAGAGCATTTCAAAGTKTCGAAGGCWGTAGTTTTCAATTACACACAAAGAAACAAAAAAGAATACTATCAGATTTTTGACATGAACGAATATCAAAAAAATAAGGAGATTTGGAATGATTGATAAAGTAGCGAAATTTATAGGAGCTTTGACAATTTACACTTTGTGGGTCCTAGTATTGATTTTTGTACTAGGCTTAGCAGTTAAAGGGATTTTATGGATTTGGGGAAATATGTTTTAAATAATTACAAGGGGGGCGACTTTATGGAAAAAGAAGATGGTGTTTATACTCGTATAAACGGCGAAGAAAAGTTAATCACAAAACCACCAGAAAACGGCTTCGGAAAAACTACCATAACATGGAGCCACGGCAAACCTACCACTGCTGAAAATGTACAAACAATAAAACTAAATAAATAGTCTGGTCGAAAAAATCGAAGGACGTCATGAACAGTTAAATCTGTTATGGCGTCCTTTTTTATTAATCATTATCATTGGGGAGAGTGACGAGAATGCAAGAATTAATTAATGAGTACAAAGGAGCTTTACAAGATGTGCAAGAAGTGAAAGCTAATTTGCAAACCAAAATTGATGCTGAAAAACGACCTCCGTTAGAAGTGGGACGAAAAAGAGTTTTTCAAGAAATGCCGGAAAAAAATACGATGTCGAAATTAAATAGTATTATAGACAGTTTGCAGTTCTCAATAGACTGGATGGAATTAGGACATGAACCAGCACCACGGAGAGCAATCCACCGACGTTCTGGCTTACAAAGAGAGGTAAATGTTACTGATGTAGAAACGATGCGACGATGGTTTGTACACGAGCATGGGAACGCGTATGAGTTTGAAGATAATGAGCCAGTTATATCCGAATGGGATAAAATTCGGATGGAAGATGCTATGAGTACGATGTCATCGCAAGAGAAAAAAGTATTTTTATTAAAAAACGAAAAAAATTTATCTTTGTCTCAAATTAGCGATGAACTAGAGATAAGCATTCGTTCCGTGCGATCATACTTGCATCGAGGAGAAGAAAAAATACAACAACAAATCGATGGAAGTTTGTTCTGCATGGCAATTTAGTAATTTTTGCCGCACACCTGCCACCTATTAGTGAGAAGTGAAGATGATTACAAAAATAAATCATATATTGAGTCTGCGCTCCACTTCTCACTTATATTTTATGACGACTCTTTAATTTAGAGGAGGGAGACAATTGATTATTTGCCAAAAAGAAATAAAGGAAATTATTATTACTGGTGCGGACGGTGAATTGTTAGCAACTATAACAGATGAAGAAATTATACAGCATGTAGAAGTAACAGTTGAGTTAATTGAGAAATGATTAAGGCTTTATAACTACGGATATTAAATAAAAGTTATAGCTCCGATATCTCGGGGCTTTTTTGATACATAAAGATAAAGGGAGTTGATTAACTGTGGCTAGAATGATGAATCACAACGAAAAATTTCTTAACGATGCAGAAAAGATAATAAAAGAAAGCGAAAACGTTATTGTTGTCGGAGTGGACAATAAGGGTCGTGTTAGTGCATGCTATCCACAGTCAAATGACATGGGCGCAATAATGATATTAGAAGAAGCGAAAAGAGCTTTAGGGTTAGGGTTGACAGGTAAATAATATTGTAATAAATAATTGTAATAAATAAA